TACCGCCGGTGGCAGCTTCCGGAACTCGTCATCTGCGCCGTACACGCTGTTTCTCAGCGCACCGGCAACCAGCCCCCATGCTTCCATCTGGGTCATCTGCTGGGGCGACTGCATCCGATGGAGCATATCTTTCAGCTTCCCGATGGTGGGCATAAAGCCGCCGGTATCCGTCGCTATGTACGCTTTTGCAGCGGCGGCAACGGCCTCAAATGGCTCCTCGGAGAACATATCCGCCCAAAGATTGACTTTCACGTTTGCCGCCTCTTTGGACATTCCTCGGAAAGAATCGGGATAATTTGCCTGTAAAAGCGTGAGAATCTGGTACGCTTCCTGTTTATCCATTCCCAAATTCCTCCCTGTACATCTCCGCCAGACGGTCAACGCCGCTGGTGTAGCCGCTGCGGGTATTTGCGTTGCCTATTCTCTGCCTTTCGCTCTTCGTCCAAGTGACAACGGCGGACTTCCAATCCTCCATGGGGCTTTTGCCAACCATCCAGCCTTTCGACGCATAGAACGCTACAAAGGCTTCCGGGTCAATGTGGTACCCCCTTCCCTGGCAATACTCCGCCACCTGCTCCACCGTAGGCGGGGTGAATCGCTTTTTCTTTTCGCTTCCCCCCGCAAGGGGGTTAGGGGGATAACATTCGTTCTCTTTCTCTCTCTCTTTCTCCTTCTCTATCTCGCTTGCGGGTTGCTCTTGCTTATCGTTTTCTTCCACTTTGCTTCCGCTTTGCTTGCTATTTGCTTCCGCTTTGCTTGCTATTTGCTTGGTGCTTCCTCCGTTTTTCCCGGATTTTGCTTTCCGCCTGCTTGCGTCCAGATTCGGCTTGATAAGCATAAAGGCAATGGCGGCGGCGTCAGACATTTTGTCTACGTCCGGAGCATCGTTAAACAGAGCGTATTTGCAAATAGCGTCATAGGCTTCTGCCCTTGCGGCCTTGTTTTTTATCTTGAAAACTGCTTCAAAAAACGAGCGGTAAAAAGTGAATTGGTTTCTTACTTCATCTTCCATATCTAAGCCTCTTTAATGATGGAGTACCGCGCGAAGCACGTCCGCTCCCCGTACCGGTTTTTCCCGGTGACGGTTTCGCTCTTGATGGGAACGCCCTGGGCTTTTAAATCCCAGATTCTAGCACCCAGTCGGTAACAGCCGTACTCGGTAACAGCCTCGGCCTGGGTGATACTTCCATAATCTTGCAAATGCCGCAGGATACGCTCACACTGTGTCACGGCCTTACCTCCCGTATTTCAACCTGTATGTAATCCTCGTCGTGGAAATTGTGGGAAACGCTTTTCAGCCAGCGCCGGTTATCGTCCTCGATGACACGGCCTTTCATGGCATCCACGATCATCTTTCCCATGATCGCGTGGTTGTCGATATCCAGCCGGTCATTCCAGTAGAACGTCACGGCTACGGGCAGCTTAAAGGGTGTTCTGCGAATGTCCTGGGCGTTCATGGCCGCCAATGTAAGCCAGTGCCATAACTCAGCGTCTTTCTTCCGCAATGCCCAGTGCTTCCCGGCGTAGTACGCATTCATGCCGTACTCCTTCGCCCACTTCTTCTTTTCCGCGCCGGTCTTCGGGTAGGCGATTCTGAAAACTTCTTTTGCCACGATTCTCCTCCTTTTGGAGTTGGCGGTTTCACCTCCCACCGCCAAGGGAAAATACAAACTATACTGTTAATCTTTTTGAGGAAAGATTGATTTTTCCGGCCTAGAACGGCAAGTCGGCGTCGTCTGCGGTGATCTCCTGATATCCTCCGAGCCCCTGCTGACTGTATCCGTTGCCCCGGTTCGTCTGCTGTGGGGCGCTGGGCTGCCCGTATCCGACGTTTTGCGCTATTCCGGTATTGGTGGCATCCTGAGAGTTGCGCTTGCTGGAAAGCAGCTCAACGCTTGTGGTCACTACCTCAAACGCCCGGCGCTTGTTC